CGGGGCCTTTCGCTGTCTCACGCGACTCGACGGATCACGATGTCGTGGACGTATAGGGCCGTGATCGGGGCGTCCATCCAGATACCCCACACGTCGCCTAGCTTCTCGTCCACCTTCTTGGGCTCGATGTCGAGCTTCAGCGTGAGGTGGTCGCCCTTCTTCACGGTCAAGGTGTCGATCTTCGAGCCCTGATCGACCTGAGCCGGGTGTCCCTCCTCCTGATAGCGGCGAGCCGTCCACAGATTGACCTGAGCCTCCTCCTCGCCGAAGTTGCCTCCGGGGAAGGAGTAGATCATGGTCATCTCCCACTTCCCCTCCGACGACTTCAGCTGGTCCAGGCCCGGCACGAGGGCGGGGTGCTGGAAGTCCAGGCGCACGCCGTCGCCAGTCTCTGCGGCGCTGATCTTCGGCCACTCCCCGATCGGCGGGAAGAGGTCGTCAGCGTGCGAGATGGCGCGCTCCGTGCGGACGATGATCGTCCCGAGCGGGGTGTCGGCAGGGACGGCCTGATCCTTGTCGAGGCGCAGCACGCGCGGGAAGACGGCTAGGTTCTTGGCGAGGGCCTGCGTCAGCTCCTCGGCGTGCTCGGCGATGCGCTTCGTGGCCTCGCCGTCGGCCTTCGTCTGCTCGGCCGCGGAGCGTGTGGCCCGGATGGAGTCACCCATCGCGGACACCTGAGCCTTAGCGGCGTACGCCTCGTCGGCGGCAGCCTTCGTCAGGGCGGCGCCAGCGGCGGCCTTAGCCTCATCCGCCACGGCCCGAGCCGCTCTGATCGAGTCGCCCATGGCGGCCGTCTGAGTCTTCGCCGTGTACGTGGCGTCAGCGGCCTCCTTCGTCAGCGCCTTGCCGGCCAGCGCCTTGGCGCCGTCGGCCGTGGCCTGGGCGGCGGTGGCGACGGACGACAGGGCCTCCACCTGAGTCCGGGGCGCGTAGAGCGAGTCGGCGGCCTCGCGGGTGACGTACTTCGTCAGGTCCACGGCCGGTGCCGAGGGCTGGCCGTCGTCGTTGATCTTCACCCCCGACGTGCCGATGTTGATGGTCACCTGCGACGGCAGGCACTGGCTCGACTTCTCTTCCGACATGCGTCTCCTTACGCCTGGAACTCGATACTTGCCGGCACCTCTTTGGCACCGTCCCACACGGTCAGGGTGACCGCCACCTCTTTGGCGCCGTCCCATACGGTCACGGGGTTGGGCTTGGCGGGAGTCTCGTAGACCTTGAGGGACGAGATCGCAGCCTCCCCCGATCCGTCGGGGACGGCGATCGACGGCAGCCATCTGGGAGCCGTACTGGCCGGCAGCTCGACGTCGGCCAGCACCTTCGTCTGATTGGCCGGGAGCGTGACGGAGGCGATGGAGTAGGGCCCATCGAGCTTGACCTTGCGGTCGTTGAACCAGTTCACGCGCAGGTCGAGACGGGCCTCGGAGGTGTCCCGGTAGTCGATCTCGAAGGTGAACTTACGGGAGCCGACGGGCATCGCGGAGCCGTCGTAGGGGGTGGTGGAGGCCCCCGCGGGGAGGGGCGCCCCCGCGGGGAGGGGCGCCCCGGCCCCGTTCTGGCTACCTCTACTGCGCCACCACGAGCCGAGCGGTGGGAAGATGCTGTCTGCCACTATGAGTCCTTCCTGACGATGATCGTCCCTGCAGGCGTGCCTGACGGTACTGCCTCACGCTTGCCGAGCGAGAGGACCTTGGGGCGAGTCTTGAGCTCATCCACCTCGAGCTTCAGCGGAAGGTAGCCCTTCAGCCACGGGACCACGAGCTCGTGAATGTGATCCGACGGCGGGTTGGCGTAGGGGTTGCCGACAGGCTCCCACTGGCCGCCGCGCTGGGGGTCCTCGCGCAGCTGCCCGTCCGTGATGTACAGGTGCGCGATGCCGAGCTTGTCGGCCTTGTCGAACACACTCTTGTAGTTCTCTGAGGTGACGCCGTGGACGACGGCCCACCAGCGGGTGGAGGGGTACGCCTTCATGTGGTCGGGGAGGATCGGGGTCCCGGGGTCCTCCACGAGGAAGGCTGAGGCGTCCTTCTCGAACATCATGCAGACGTCGAAGTCGAGCTTGCACATCTCCTCGGAGATGTTCGAGCCCGAGTTGACGACGATCAGGAAGTCCTTGCCGTAGGCGGTGCGGATACGGTCGATGAGCCGCTTGTAGGCGGGCACGCGGCCAGCCTGAGCGCCCCACCCGTTGATCGTCTCGTCCAGGAACACGCCTTGGCAGACGTCGCCGTACTGCGACTTGGCCTTGGCGACCTGACCGAAGATGTAGTCCTCGGTGTACTTGTCCACGTTCGGCACGTTGTTGCGGCCGGGGTCGCCGGCGGGAAGGGTGGCCGCGAGGTACTGGGTCTTCACGTAGAACACAGCGCGCTTAGCGCCGGCGGCCAGGGCCAGTTTCGCCTGGGTGTCGAAGTCCTTGTCGTAGGTGTCCCAGTTGCCGCTGTTGCGGTTCAGGATGACGATACCGAGGGAGCCGGCGAACCGGAGAATCTGGCCCCACTTCGAGACGTTGGGGGCCTTCTGGTAGTAGTCCGGCCAGAAATAGGTTACGGGCGAGTAGTACCGCTCGCCGGGTCGGAACGGGGCGGTGTTCTTCGCCATCGCGTCCACGCGCAAGGTCTCCGCATTCAGGGCCTCCAAGGTGGCGTACTGCCCCAACTGGCGCTCCAGGTTCTGCTGCTGCACGAAGGTGCTGTAGGCGTCGTCCCGAGTGAGGTAGGAAGACAGGTCCACGTTCCCGCCGGCCTGCGCCTTGGCGAGGTCGGCCTTGGAAGCGTAGCGGCCGTCGGCGTCTGCGGTCTTCAGGTACGGCGCGAGGTCCGGCGCCGGCGGGACCGTGGGGATCGCCGACCGAACGGAGGCCAGGTCACTCTTCGTGGCGTAGGTGGTAGCGGCATCGGCCTTGGGGAGGGCGGCGTCTGCCAGCGCTCGGGCGGCGCGGATGCTCTCCCCCATCCCTGCCGTCTGCGCCTTGGTGGCGTAGGTGGACTCTGCCGCCGCCGCGGTGAGGTAGCCCGACAGGTCCGCCTTGGCGGCGTACTTGGATGCGGCCTCCGTCTTGGAGAGGGCGCCGTCGGCCGTCTGACGGGCCGCGGAGACCTCCGCCTTGGTGGCGTACGTGGAGGCCGCTGCCGATGGCGTGAGGGCCGCCTCAGCGGTCTTCTTGACGGCGTCGATGCGGGTCCCTAGGGAGGAGTCCGCCGAGGAGACCTCGCTCTTCGTCGCGTAGGTGGAGGAGGCGGTAGTTGACGGCAGCGCGGCGTCGGCGGCGGCCTTGACCTGATCGATGCGGGCTCCGAGGGCTGAGTCAGCCTGCCGCATCTCGGCCTTGGTGGCCAGTCCCGACAGGTCCGGGGCGTTCTGGTTTCCTCCGAGCTGGGCCTGGGCGAGCTGCGCCTTCGTGGCGTAGGTGCTCTCGGCATCGGAGGCGGTCAGGTAGCCCGACAGGGACTCCTTAGTGACGTAGGTGCTGGCGACGGCGGCCGAGGTGGCGTAGGGGGACAGCTCGGACTTCGTCGCGTAGCCGGCCAGCTCGGCCTTCGTGGCCGCGGCGGTAGCGACTCCGGAGACGCTGTCGATGCGCTGACCCAGCGAGGTGTCGGCGGCCTGCATCTCGACCTTGGTCGCGTAGCCTGACAGGTCCGGGGCCGCCGGGACCTGGGGGATGGACTGCTTGACGGCCTCCACCTCGGTCTTCGTGGCGTAGGTGGAGGAGGCCGTGGACGAGGGGAGGGCCGCCTCGGCTACGGCCTTGACGGCGTCGATCCGACTGCCGAGGGCGGCGTCGCCCTGAGCGCTCTCCTCCTTCGAGGCCAAGGAGGCGGCCTCACTCTTCGTCAGGAAGCGCTGATCGGCGCCCTCGCGGCTGTACCATGTGAGATCGGCCATAGCCGTCCTACCTCCAGGTGAGTACTCCATTGCCTAGGTCTATGACTTCAGACCTATTGATAGCCTCAAGGATACCGGGCTGTCCCGCAATGCGGACACCGCGGGCGTCTGGGTCCGGTGACGGGCTAGGCGGCTGGGGAGGGTTGGGCGGCTGCGGTTGGGGCTGAGGGGGCCGCGGTGCCGGGCCGGGCGGAATTGGCGCGGGGATGGCCGTGAGAAGGTCCGCGATGTTGAGCGTCTCACCATCGGACAGGGTTCGAGTCGTGTGGATGTGGGCGCCCAGGTCCCCCGGGATATTGAGATCTATCTCATAGTTTCCCGCGGCGACGGACGCCTCGCGGCTCGTCTGACCTACCAGATATCCGTCAGTGTCGATCCGAAACGATGCCCGACCTGCGACGATGTCGCGGGCCGGGAGCGGGGCGCCGAGGCTGGCGGGGGTGAGGGTGAGCCGGCCCAGGCGCCCCAGGCCGTCAGGCCCTACGACGCGGCCGGTGATCGTGGCGGTGGGGGAGGTCATCGGGTCTCCTGCCGTAACGGATTGGTATCAGTCTTAACCCTATCAATCCGATCATGCAATGACTGGACCTCCGTGTACAGGTGGGACCTGTCAGTGCGGGCGTCATTGCGGACCCCCTCAATCTGGTCCTCGATCCGGGCCATGCGGGCGACATGCTGTCGGTCCGACTCCCGCAGGTCGTCTACCGAGGAGGTCAGACGAGCCAGGCCGTCCAGGACCTGCCCGAACTTGGCGTCGAGGTCGTCCCGCAGGTTCGAGTCGTGGTTGTTGTGCACGCCCTCCGAAGCCGACTCCGCAGCGTTCGCAGCTCTCACTACGTGGGCGCTCATACGGGTCATTCTCTCCTCTAGACGTTCCTGCTGGCGGTTGATCGTGATCTTCAGCCAGGTGATGAGTGCGACCAGCAGGGCCGTCCCCGCCGCGATGACATCCGGCGAGGTCAGCACTGCGACGATCGGTGACGGGGACGACCCTGCTGTAGCCACGACTGCCTCAGCCCGCCAAACCAGGCTGGCCGGAGGCGTGGCGCGGGGTGTAGGCGTCCAGCTCGGAGGCGGCCACGGCGCGGTCGGTCTCCTCGGGCAGGGAGAACGACTTCAAGACCGAGGCGATGGTAGCGGCGCCGGCGATGCCGAGGGCGCCCTTCCAGTCCAGACCGAAGATCGAGGTACCGACACCAAAGGCGCCGACGAGGGACTGCGAGAAGGTGGAGATGGCCCGCTCGGCCAGCCCCTCCCAGAACGTGGCGGTGGCGTACTTCACATGTGCTCCTTCATAGGTAAGGGCGGGGACCCGTCCGAGTCCCCGCCCTTAGTGTATCCCTATGAGTCTGTGAGGCTTCAATAGGTTACGTTGATGTCACGACCTCACCACAGCCGGAAGCTGTTGGCCTTGGACGCGTTGAGCGCCATCTGGAGCGCCTTGACCGTGGCCTCGCCGAAGTCCCCGTCGACCCAGTCACTGAAGGACCAGCCCGACGGCACTCCAGGCTTGTTCCAAGCGAGCACGAGGTACTGGAAGACCTTGACCATGCTCTCGTCCCAGCCTCGGTCCTCGGGGAGCCGGTACATGCCGGTCAGCTGATGCGTCGAGGACGCAGGCACGGCCTTGTTCAGGAACCGGCGCAGGTTGGCGACGGCGAAGACCTCCTCGTAGCCGACTGCTCCCATGACCGACTTCAGCCGGCCGACAGTGGCGGCCCCGTACTCACCATCCACGGCGAGCTGAGCCTCTCCCGACGTGGCGGCAGATACGGTGGCCGACGCCCCGCCCCCGATCATCCGATCCCACGCAGCACGGTCGCGCAGACGGTTCAGGTCCAGGGTGCCGCTGTAGCCGGGCAACCGGCCGTCCTCGGTGTACTGGTGGATGAGCGGCTGCCCCCAGTAGGAGACGTTCGGTACTGCGGGGTCGCTGTACGCCTGTCCGTAGTCGCTGTAGTCCGGGCCGCCGGCGTACCAGAGAGGGTACTGGGAGGCGACCGCGGACCAGTCGTAGCCGTCCAGGGCCGAGCCGTTCATGTAGATGCCCGGCGTGGAGCCCGTCAGGGAGCGCACCGTGTCGAGGAAGGTCTTCGCCCACCCCGGCCCCTGCGGCACCGCGTTCGCCTCCCAGTCGAGCCACAGCGTCGCCTTAGCCCGGAGAGCTCCGACGGCGGACACGAAGTAGCGGGCCTGGGCCGCCGCGTCGCCGGGGCGGGCGAAGTGGTAGAACCCGAGCCGCTTTGAGGCTCCGAGCGTTGCCTGCGCCTGGGAGACCATGTACGGGTTCACGTAGTCGTCGTCCTCGGTGGCCTTGACGATCACGAAGTCGGCCCACAGGGCAGCCACGTTCAGGCCCGCCTGGTGGCTAGAGATGTCGATGCCGTGCGCGTGCGCGGGGGCGCTCGGGGTGGTAGTAGATGCGGCCGCGGGCTTAGCCTGGGTGGCCTGCCCCTTGCGGAACTCGGGCCACTGTGACAGGAACTTCCCTTCGTCGAAGCGGTGGCACGACGTCCACGAGCCGCGCTGGGTGTGTGGGTGGCTGGAGTAGCGGACGGTGCGGGTCTCCTGGCCGGTGGAGTCACCGAGGTAGCCGTCGATGCTCCCATCTTCAGCAATCCAGGCTTCGGATACGAGCGGGTCGCCGCCATCCTCAACGGCGATGACCACGTGCCCGGCGCCACCCTCGTTCGCGGCAGAAAGGATCACGTCACCGACACGGAAACCTCCTGCGGGGGCGAGGTCGGAGTCGGCCCACGGAACCTCATTGAAGCCTCGAGCCTCTAGGCCGGGACGCATATTCCCAGTCCAGTGGTCATTGATTTCCGGTAGGGCGGCGTGACCCCACGGGACGCCGTAGGTGTCGTGCAGGCCATAGCAGACGGCCCCGCACACAAGGCTGGAGCAGTCAGCGTTCTGCGGGGAGGACACGTGCCCCTCCCAGTCGGCGTTGGCGTACCAGGTTCGGCGGTCTGGCTGGCTGTACCCGACGTTCTCCTGATCGCAGATTCGGCGGGCGATGCGCGCCGCCACTGACTGAACTGTCACTTGCTCTCCTTAGGGGCTGCACGGAATGCCTCAAGGCGGGCCTCGAGGTCAGAAACTCGGGCCTCGGCGATGACGGCGCGCTGCGTAAGGCGCGCCACCTCGGCTGTGAGGCCGCCAATGACGGCCATGGCGTCTACCTGCTCTCCCGCCTGCGCGGCGGATGAGGTGTCGTTCATTTGCTGTATCCTTCCGGTTTCGTGGCGGGCCCGTACAGGCCGCCGCCCATGGACATGTCGTCAGGCAGGGAGCCCTCACCGCCCTGACTGCTTCCGCCCACGGGAGACGGCGGAGGGAGGTGCCAGACGGACTCCCGAGCATAGTCTCGCATGATGGGCTCCCCGCCCTCGGCGACCTCATGGTCAATCATGCGGGCCCCCTTGACCAGCACGGCCACAGTCGTGCCGGGAGCGCCCATGACATCGACGCGCCACTCCTCAGGGTTGGAGCGATCCAGCACGGCCCGGGCACCGTCACTGGCGAAGACGACCCATGGGGCCTTTGCCGATGCGATCAGAGGAACGTAGTCCGGCAGGGCCCAGCGAGCGCGGCCCTCGGAGTCGAGGGTCAGGCTCTCCCAGTACTCGATCCCGTCGTAGGGAGACTCGGTGCTGGCGTGCATCAGCCACAGCCCGCCGCGCTTGGCGGACAGCCGGGGGACCCTCATGGAGAAGTTCTTGGTCCCGGTGATGTGCACTCCAGTATTGGATATCCACACCTGGTTTGTGGGGCCGAACTGCATCGTCGTGGTGTTACCGTCGGCCCAGAACCTCGGATAGTTCTCACCCATAGGGCGGATGTGGAGCTCTCCGCGGCCAACGTACAGTCTCGCCTGGTTATCTGCCTTAGTTCCGAACGAGAATCCTCGGTCGTTCATCCACCAGTACACACTCTGGGCCTGAAGATTCAGCCCGAGGTTGTTGAACGAGAACGAGGACCCGTCTCTTCCCCCACCTCCTCCGGGCGTGTACATAACGATAGCCGAGGTCCCGATCGTCAGGTGCGGGGACAATCTCCCTAGTCTCTTCGGGTATGGGCTTTGAATGCGCATGGAGGGCTCCCCAGTGGACGCCTTGGATATAGAAATTGTCCCGTCCCACCAGTTATCGTTAAGCGAGTTGAACGACAGGCCGCAGCCGTACCGGTACCCCTCGTACTCGTCCAGACCGTTCTCGCGCGCGACGATGTTGTTGAACCACACCTCCGACCAGGTATCCCGTCGTCCAAGGCGGCCATTGATTTGAATCTCCCCAGACTGGGCGTTGATATCCATCGCCTTCCAGCCGTCCTGAGCGTAGACCTGGATACCTCCGCTGGAAATCTTGATCCCACGGTTACTAGCCCGCTCCGACTGGAGCGTGGCGCCGGTGATGACCTGCCCATCGATAGCGCCACCCTGAATGTTGGAGGCGGTTACCGAGTTCGCGGCCAGCATCCCGGCCTTGATCTGCTCGAACTCGCCCTGACCGGCAGTGATGATCTCCGTCCACACGTGGTGGGCGGTAGCGTTCACGAAGGATGCGTTACCCGTCACGGTGAGCTGGTCGGTCGTGATCTCGAGGAAGCGGCCGACGTCGGAGGCGATCTTCCGGGCCGTGACCTCGGCGATGCTGGCCGAGCCCGCAGTCAGCTTCCCCACGTCGAGGTTGCTGATCTGCTCGCTGGTAACCTTCATGCGCTCCCAGTTGGCGCCATCCCAGCGCCACTCCGCCACGATGTCGAGGGTCTGGGCGTCCTGTACGCGGCAGGTGTCGCCGACGGACTGCCCTGAGAACGGGGGCACCGTGCCTGAGGTGCCTCGAATGTAGGACACCTCGCCCATAGAGGTGCGGATACGGCGCACGGCGGACTCCATGGTCGCTGCCGTGAGCTTGGAGATTGTCTTGGAGTAGTCGTCACCAGCCTCCTCCCAGCGCCACCCCTTCGGAGACCAGACGATCTTCGACCCAGGGGCGGTGCGGGAGTTGGTCGGCGAGGACTGGCCCAGCGCGGCGAAGCCTGGGGCAGTGACGTACTGCCCGCCGCGCCCGCTCTCGGGAGCGTCCTTCCAGTTCTCAGGTCCAGCCATCAGAGAACCTTGATGATGTAGGGAAAGGCGATGTACGGGGAGCGCACGTCGACCGGCTGCGACCCTCCGGCCGAGATGGCGATAGGTGTGCGCCCGCCCGTCGCAGTGCCCGTCGAGGTCAGGTAGGTGTACCCGTTACCGGAGGCCTCGTTTACCCCGATGTCCTGATTGGCCTTCTTCGCCTGGAAGCGTCTCCCAGAGTCCTCAACCTCACCGATCTGGTGAGTGTGGGCAGGCATCTGGTTCACGTTCAGCGTGACCGAGCTGGAGCCGCCCCTGTTTCCGACCTGGTAGGTGTTCCCAGTGCCAACGGCCGAGCGGTCCCGGACGTCGGGCAGGCGGAAGTTGGTGGCGGAGCTGAATCCGTAGGCAGTGCCAATTACTGCGAACAGCTTGGCGTATGCATTGCGCTCCAAGAGTCGCCCGTCACAGCGCATCCACCCCTCAGGGTCCTTCTCGGCCCCGAACATGGCGATGGTCCCGATCGGGATCGCCTTCTCCAAGGAGGTGCGGATGCCTGCGGCTACGTCCTGGACCTGCTTCAAAATCTCGGCAGGCTGGCCGGCCACCTTCGTCTCCAGATTGGTCACGCCGCGAGTGGCGGCCGAGATGCCGTCCTCGATCCGGGTGAGGTCGGCGGCGGTGATTCGGGTCTCGTTCGCCCCGAACCCGTCGCGCCACTGCTTGGTAGCCACGTACTCCTGCATCACTTATCTCCTTCTGCTCTGAGGACGAAGATTCGCCCGTCGGGTGCGATCCACATGCTGGAACCTATTGTCCCACTATCTGGCGGGACGGGACCGGACGAGACGAGGTTGACGGCGACCTGGGTCATCGCCTCGGTGAGGTGCTTCATCTCCTTGAGGGTCCCCTCGCGGGCCGCCTGCTGGAGGGCCGAGCTCCCCTTGAGCTTGTCCTCAACCGACTTGGCGATGGCCTCGGCGTCGATGTTCTGCTTCAGGGTGATGGTGCTGGGAGCGCCCCACGCCGAGCGGTTCCCGGCGCGGTCGTAGGTCCGCAGACGCACCTCGTACTCGCGCATCTCCAGCCCCGCGACCGGCGTGCGCTGCATAGGGTTCAGCATCGTCGCCAGTACGCCTGGCGCACGTCCGGGCAACTGGACGCTCACCTCTACCCCGGCGAAGTCGGCGGGCATCCCCTCACCGCCAGCGCCGCGCAGCGGCCACCAGACGTCCAGCACCCCGAGAGTCTGCGATAGGGTCGGGGCCGGCGGGACCGGTGGGGGCGTGGCGTCGGTAGCCATCGTCTCGATGATCTCGGCGGACCATCTGCCGGTAGTCTCCCGAGTGACAGCTCTCACGCTGAAGGCGTACTGCCTGCCCGGGATCAGCTCGGCCACCTCGGCAGTCGTTCCTGCGGACGTACTCATGCGCCCGGCCTTGTAGGGGACCTCACGGATCGAGATGTCATAGCCGGTGACGTCCACGGCCACGCCGAGGGTATCCGTCGTCACCGCCTGCCACTGGAGAGTGGCGACGGCCCCCCCCCCCCCCCCCCCCCCCCCCCCCCCGCCCCCCCGGGGGGCGCGGGGCGGGGGGGGGGCGGCGGGGGGGTGGGGCGGGGTGGGGCCCTGAGGCGGGACGGGCGCGTACTTGCTCTGCGGCGTCTCCGGCCGGGGGTTCTTACCGTCAGAGTTGACG